AGAATGCGTACCTTAATGGATTTTCAGACAAAAGAAAAATATGCTAAGTATCTACTTAATGAGATAGAAGACAAGTGTATTGTATTTTGTAATACGCAGTTACAAGCAGATAGAATATGCAAAGACTCTTATCATTCTAGTAATCCTGATGCAGAAGAAAATCTTCTCAGATTTAAGAACGATGATATAGATCAACTTTCTTGTGTTCTACAGCTTAATGAGGGTATAAACATACCTAATCTTAGAGCAGGTATCATTATGCATGCCTATGGTAACGAGCGTAAAAGCAACCAACGTATTGGTAGGTTGTTAAGACTTAATCCTGATGATACAGCTATTATACATATACTGTGTTATAAAGGAACCGTAGACGAAAGATGGGTTAGCGAAGCTTTAAAAGATCTAGACTCAAGTAAAATAACATTTCATGATGTAGAAACTTAAAATTTATGAGTATTCACTTTACAGGTAAGTATATAAAAAAAGATGGGAAGTTAGAGTTTTCTACTCTGGCCCAATCAAAACAGTTTGAAGTGTTCTGTGGTCATATACCTAATGGTCAAATCGTAGAAGTGTTCTACGAGATGACACACGATGACGGTACGCTTCCTCAACTTGCAAAACTACATGTTATTATAAAACATCTATGTATGCATATTGGTGAAACTGTAGAGAATATGAAAATATTAGTAAAAGACCGAGCTGGATTATGTATTGCACGTAACGTAGCAGGTAAAGAATATTTTCTAGCAAAGAGTTTTGCAGATTGTTCTAAAGACGAGCTATCATTAGCTATACAAGCAGCTATGGAAATTGGAGAAGATGTTGGATTTATTGTAAATTAATATCTTCATCTTCTACATCCTTCTCATACGTATGACCTGAATTCACAGCCTCAGTTTCAATTGTTCTAAGTAATGTATTAATAACTAAAAGATTTTCCATCCAAGGTTCAGGAAGCTCTTCAAGAGTAGTATCTTGGATTGCTTTTTTATAGTCTTCAATTTCTTCCTCTGATTTATCAGAGATAAGTTGGACTAAAACTTTTTGGACTTTCTGTAGAAATGCTGATCCTATACTAATAGTGATGACAGCATCATTTTTAATCATTGTAACTTTAGACATAACTTGGGTTTTTGAGTATCAAATATACAAAAAATATGGAACAAACTATAAATCTGGTAGAAATTAAAGAAAAACTTATAGAAAAGCTTAAGCCATCAGGCTGGGCTAATAAACTTAAAGGTTTTATACAGAGTTCAGACTTTGATAAAATCTTACAAACTCTTTATAATGAAAGAGAAGATGGTAAAAGATTCACACCTCCTTTAAAAGATGTATTTAAAGCTTTTGAAGAGTGTCCAGAAAAGGATCTTAAGATAGTATTTATTGGACAAGATCCATATCCACAACTTGGCGTAGCAGATGGTATGGCATTTTCTTGTGGAGTCACAATGAAACCTCAACCAAGTCTTCGTAACATGTTTGAGGCTATAGAAGAAACTGTCTATCAAGGCTTTCCAACTTATCAAGATCCCAATCTAACAAGATGGGCTAATCAAGGAGTGTTACTACTTAACACCGCTTTAACTTGTCAAGTGGACAAGATTGGTAGTCATTATAATATATGGAATGAGTTTGTGATGTATGTCTTTGACATGCTAAACTTTACTAACTCAGGTCTCATATTTGTACTACTAGGAGCTAAGGCTCAAGAACTAGAATCTATAATTGGTCCTAATCATTATATTCTTAAAGCATCCCATCCTGCATCTGCAGCCTATACAAAAACAACATGGGATTGTAAGAATATATTCTTAAGAGCTAATGAGATTATAGAAGCTAACAATGGTAAAACTCATACAATTAACTGGTAAAAAACAAAAAAACAACTTAACATGGCTATTCAAAAAGAAGAAGTATCTATTGATGTTCAAGACATTGTAGAATTATTACACAGTGGTTACACTTGGTATAAAAAGGATGATTTAGGCTACGGCTCCATCCAAGATAAGTATAATGCATTAGATATGCATATTAAAGTTATTCAGAAACATCCTGAGTTACAAAATGTAGATACAATTGCAAGAGTTTTCGTGATAACAAATAATAGTAAACCATCAAATGCCAATACTAGACAAACCACCAGTACCGCTGACACAACCCCTATTAGTGAGACTTTGGGAGAAGTACCAACAAGAAGCGAAGACAGATTTAACCTCAGCAAGTCAGTACATACAAATGATGAGAGTAGTGTCTCAAACCTATCTGAAAAATCAGATGAACTCACAGCCTTTGCAAACCTCTAGTAATCAACCCACAAAAAAACACAATATGTCAAAAGTAAAATCAATTACAAAAAGAACAACCCAGGAAAATCGTACTATTGAAACCTCACTAATTAATAAAGAAGAGGTATTTAAAATGCTAGCATTAGCAGAATCTACTGGACTACCATGTCTACTAGTAGGTGAACCAGGTGTTGCTAAAACAAAAACTGTATTAGACTATGCTAAAGCGTGGCTTAATAAAGATGGCAAGATGACAGCTCAAGATTTTGCTAATAAGATTTACATCTTAGAAACAGATGAAGGTACTAAAGCATCAGAGATCAAGGGTATGCCTGACCTAGGTAAGTTATTTACCGATAATGTTTATGATCTTAACACACCAATTGCTGATGCAGAGATTGTAATTATCAATGAGGTGGATAAAGCTAGTTCAGCTATACGTAACGCTATGTTAGGTGTAATGAATGAGAAGTTCTTATTCAACGGTAAGCAAAAGATTCCATGTAAGTGGAAGCTATTCATTGCAACATGTAATGAAATTCCTAAAGAAGAGGCAAACTCTCCATTCTGGGATCGTTTCATGTTGAAGATGACGGTAAACCGTGTATCTGCGGGTGAGCTTGTTAAGTATTATACTAAAGGTGCAAGAGACTATCGTGAGAAGTTTACTATTGGTATTCCTACTAGTCAAGAAATTGACTCTTTAGAAGTACCAGTTAACAAACTAGAGAAATATCTTGAGGTGGGTTACCAGCATAGTTCAGATCGTACGTTAACTTTCGTACCTAAACTAACTAAAGCGGTAAGCTATATTTGGGATATTAGCTTGGATAAATCTCTTGTAAAAACTGCACAAATTATGATTGGACAATCAGCAGGTTCTGAATTACAGAACAAACTTATGAGTCCAGAAGTAAAAGCAGTGATGTCTAAAGTGGAAATGCTTCACAGCTATAACACGAATGAACAACTTGAACTAGCTGTAGGAGAGATTGAAAGTTTAGTAAATACATATACAACTAGAGGAATCATGGATCAAACCCAAGTGGAAGAGATTGAGATTTCTATGCAGTATATTATTCAGAATCATCCTGCTCGTAAAGATTACCAAACTTCAGAAGAATTTGATACACTAGTATCAGAAGCTGAAACCTTTGCTGATGCAACTTTACAACAAGCTGCTAATCCTTTCTAAGCAGAGATCCTCACAATAATGTAACCTTTGGAGAATTACAGGCGGCCTTTGGGTCATCTGTAATTTCTCTTCAGGATCTCCTTAAACAATTTAAAGAAGGTAACAATGGCTAACGGAAAACAATACAAGAATGTATATACTATTCTTGAAAAAGTAAAGAAAGGTGAGATACAGTCTCACTACAACAATGAAGACGGAGGTCTATTTAGCAAGCTAAACTTCTATAAGAAAGCAGATTTAATCAAACCTTATGTGCATTATATTGATGAACGTAAGATAGATAATATTGTAGGCTCTCAAGTAAAAGCATATTCAAATAACCAAAAGAAGATACAAGAAGAGTATACTAACTTTTCTAAGACTGCTGCTTTTGCTAAAATAGATGATGATAAAAAACCTGACTTTCCTGCATTTGCTGCTAAGCTTGCTGAAAACTATAGCAAGTTTCCATCACATCTTAAGTATGATGTATTTAAGATGTATTACAACAAGATGGAGAAGTTGGAGTTTGAAGAAAGAGATGATAAAAACTATACAAAGTATAAGTTTTTAGAAAAAGCTAGTAACCCTGTAGGTAAAATCATGACCGAGAATGCTAACTTTAAGTCTAGTATATTCACTCGTAACATGATGATGTACTATCTTTTACAACTTACTCAAATGGAGTATGTAGACCCAGATAGTAAAAATGATATAGAGAAAGGATTAAATGGTAACTCTGACTTTGATAATGATGGCGTAGATAAAGCCTTAGATAAACTGTTCAATGGTCAAACATCTAAGAACATGTTAGAGAGAATGATGAAAGATGCTCAAGAAACATGTAAGATGATGGATGATAATCTAGAACAAGATGTTCAAGAAAAACTATTCCAAAATGCAAACACTACACAAGGTAGTGATGAAGTGGGGAAAATTAGCCCTGACTATATGAGAAAGATTGAAGCACGTCTAGCTAAGATTAAACTATCTACAGGCTCACTAAAAGAGAAGATTAAAAAACTTCTTGATAAGTCTGCATCGTATTTTTCATCTAGACAGATTGTGAAGTATGATGACTTATTCAATGCTGATAACATATCAGGACTTGAAGACTACATATTTTTACATCCTAAATTACGTAAAGTATTTGCTGAAGACCTAATGGTCAAAGAAACAAAATCAGTAGGTAAAATAGATGTGTATGTAGATATATCAGGATCAATGAGCTCAACCTGCGGTGTCCAAGATGTAGATGGTAATAATATCAGCAAGATAGACTTCTCTAAGTCTCTATTAGCTAAGCTAAAAGAAATGAATATGCTTAATGACATCTATTTATTTGATACCCGCTTGGTAAAATCAAAGAATGACTTAGTAAGTATATCTATGATTGATACTTGTGGCGGTACTAATATTGATGTAGCAGTTAATTCTATAGTAAAGAATGATATGAATGCATTAGTTATTACCGATGCAGAGGACAGATGTCACATCTATTCTGAGAAGGCTTTCTTTATAGGAGTAGAAGGATCAAGCTTTAACTACTTTGATTCTGATGTTATAGAGAAATATTCTAATCGAAATCAGGTTGTAGTATTTAACGGTACTAGAATTGATAAAGTGAATACAGATGGATATATTATAAGTTAATTTTTGAACCAACTACCCCAAAGAGCAACATTGGAATCTCAGGATTAGTAGAAATACTAGTCTTGAGTCCTATGTTGAGCTTAAATCTTTTAGTAAAAGAGTAATCAAAACCAAAACCTGTAAGTATACCCATATCAGAAGACTCTGTAAAACTACCTTCTTTACTAAGGTATACTAAAGGACTACCTGATAAGTATATATCAGGAGATATAGATAACCTTTTACTTATTGTAAATGGTTTAGTGTAAAATAATAAAATAGAACTAGTTAAACTAATTTGACTAGATGCATCTATCATTGGGTCCGGCTGATACGCTGCTTCAGCAAAACTCAAAGTGTAATTGACACCAGTTACACCCCATTTACCCATTGGTTTTATGTACGCATATGTACCAAAACCAAACTTTGTACCAAAAGCGTAAGCTGCTGTAAAACCAAAGTTAGATATACCCTGAAGTTTACCTGCATCAAAATGCATCAATGTATATCTACTACTAATAGCAAACTGTTGAAGATTGCTCCACACCATGCCGGTTACTCCCCAGGAAGATTGCCCAGTCATAGAAGACTGTGATATCCCACCGGTCATAATAATACTGAAACTATTATCTAGACTTTGCCCACCAGTAAAGTCAGAGTTAAATAATATAGGATTTATCTTAGCAGGACCCTTAGCGGCAGCTTTAGATTTAGATCCACTTGATTTAGAAGAACTTTTTGATTCAGATTTAGACTCAGACTTAGATTCTGAGCTACTTGATGAAGACTCTGAACTAGATGATTCAGAACTTGAAGAACTTTCCCCACTAGAGCTACTGCTACTAGACTCTGAGCTCGATCCTTGAGAATTGCTTGAACTAGAGGCAGAGCTACTAGCTGAGGAAGACGCAGATGAACTTGCAGATGAAGCAGCACTACTAGAGGCTGAACTTGCTGCTGATGAAGCTGCACTAGCCGCAGCTGAAGATGCTGCCGTAGAAGCAGCCGCAGAGGCCGCAGAACTTACTGCAGCAGAAACAGCACTGGCTGTAATCTGAGTGCTAGTTGCTGTAGCCTGAGCCACAGAACAGGGAGATAACTTTCTATATTCTTCATAAACTTGATTAAGCCAACTGTTAAATACGCCACTTGTAACATCAGCTCTACTAAAAATACGAGACTTGTTATAAAAAACAATAACAGTGCTACCAGTAATAGGTATAACAAACGTAGAAACAACCTTAGTACAAGGGTCCACAAATGTTTGTACCAAAGTTTGAGAATACCCATAGATAGGTAGTAATACTACTATTAATAAGCTGAATATAAACTTTTTCATTACTTTTCAAAGATTCCTTTTTTAACCATACGGTCAAGGATTCTTGCACAAGCAATATCTAGAGCTTTTTTAGTAGCTATTGAAATAGTAGATTGATTAAACTTTACAGGGTCTAGACTAGCGTCAGATAATCCTGAAGTTTCTTTAGTACTTTTAGCTTCACCTAATCCAGATCCAGATATAACTGTACCAGTTTCTGCATTAGTAAATCTAACTTGAAGACCAATACGTGTAACTAATAGTTGTTTAGTGTCCCCTTTTATATAAACAGATTCATCTTCTGATATAGAATAGTCATAGCATTCTATTGTAACAAAGTATTCTGCTAAGTTAATTTTACCACGGCCATCTAGTTTATTCTCAGAGATACCTGCAGCTGAAGCTTGAAACTGCTTAACCATTCTGTTCTTAATCTCTGTCTTATCTTCAGTGAACTTAAACCTGTTAAGATTCTCCAAGTATTCCATAGAAATGTTAGCAACGCCTAATCCTACACGCTTTTCTTTAAGCTCAGGATAGAGTTCATACATCTCTTCAGAAATACCTGCTTTAAGAATCTGGATAGGGATCTGCTTACCTTCATAATCCATAAACTGACTGATGTCAATAGCTTTCTCAAAATCTGCTTTATAATTCTCAGTAGTAGTTTTAGCAACTTGAGAAAAACCAGCATGCCCCACTAGGAGCATGCCGGAAAAAAACATAAACCAAACAAAATGTCTTTTATTCATATCTTATTAATTTATTAGAGTATTTCGATAATACCCAGTAAAGCAGCCAAAACACCCCTGACAAGCAGTAAAATATGATATCTGTAACCCAAAAGCTCCCAGTAACATTTAAGAGTGTCTTGAATAACAAATCGTATCCCAGTGGTAGAAAAAACATGGCTAGCAGTAAGCTTATGTCTTTGAAAGAGTTTACTCTCTTTAGTTTTAGTCTTCTGTTCATCAGGGTCCATGTTAGTTAATTAAGTTAAACAATATCTTTTATCTTGCCACACTTAAGACATTCTTCAATACCATCCCCATCAGCATCACCCCAAACGTGCTCACACTGACGGTGTGCAAAGTACTCATCAATTTTACCATCACCATCAAAATCAAGACCGTCCATAACACCGTCTCCATCTTCATCAATTTCTACACCTTTTTTAACTGGTGCAGAAACAACTGGTGCTTCAGCTTTAGAAGCTTGTGATTGAGCGTTAGCTCTATCAGCAGCAGCTAAGAATGCAGGATCTACTAAAGGTGTATGATCTTTAGGAGAGTCTTTCATATCATTTGTATGGGAAAGACTAGTTCCATCTTCTTCATCCATTTTCTGTACAAGCATTTTATCTTTGTCTGTATCAGAGAACCAATAATCAATAATCTTACCATAAGAGCCAATAAAAGCTCCTAGTAACAATAATAATAGTTCTTTCCATTCTCCTGCAATAGCAGTACCATATGTAATAGCTGTAAAAATACCTGCTATGATAAGCATGAATGAACCTAATACTAACGCTGTAATAAACCAGCGTCTTTGCATCATGTCTCCTAATAGTTGTTTAAAACCACTACCTTGTGTGTTGTTTTCCATATTTATATTTGTTTAATAATTACCACTTTGGAGCTTCTTCTTTAAACTCATCACCTTCTTTTTTCTTAACAGGCTTAGCTGGTTCTTTAACAGTTTCTTTTTCTTTAATAATAACTGTCTTACCGCCTCCACCTGCAGCTTGTTGCTGAGTTTGTGAATTAGTAATGTTAATTACTGGAGCTGCTTGTACAGGGGCTGGTTCATCACCTCCACCTGTAAGTTGGGTTACACCCCAAGTTCCTAATCCCATAACTGCTGTAGTAACTACACCAATGATGGTTTTCTTTAATCCGGAAAATGTTCCGTCATTTGCACTTTCTACTTCTTCTGACATAATATGTTATTTTATAATTATTGGATACTTAACTTCTTTACCATTTACATCCATAAAAATAAGATCATAATCTTGTTTGGCCAAACCAGTCAAGTTATATACCTTTTTAGTTATAGAGTCTGTAGCTGTAAAGCCTTCTTTTTTAACTGGTTCTTCTTTACCAAATGGTACAATCTGTACAGAGTATTTAGCTCCTTCAGTTGTATTAAACTCAGCAGTAACAATATTACCACTTTGACTAATAGATTTAATCTTTGTAGACAAAGAGAAAGTACCTAAATTAATAGGCGGTGCTGGTTCTGGTAGTTCTATTTTAGTACAAGAATATATTACGAATATACCTATGATTATCAAATAGATGGCTAATAGTTTATTTGTTTCTTTCATGTTAAAAGTTATTATAACCGGTTAACTTAATTTGTGTAGAGTTAAGACTTATTCCTAACTGATTTCCTTTAGAATCTGCAGCGTCCATAAGTTGACTAACTTTTACAGATGTAACAATATCTACACCTTGGCCAATTGTAGTGAACTTAAGTTTAAAAGGAACTTTGACTCCAGATATAGCTTCAGAATTGTTTTTATCTAAGGCACCAAACTTAACTCTGCCGTCCTTAGATTTTGCAAACACATACCATGTATTAGGTACATTGGTTAATAGCTCTTCAAACTTAATTTTAGTTGGATCATAAGTAAATTCAAACTGTAATCCGGTAACAGATGCTCCTCTAGTATCTACACTTACTGGAATCTCAATAGTATTAGATGTAACTGTAAGATTATTAAGGTTAACTTCAATTTCTTTTACACTAGTTGGTGCTGAAATAGAGTTACCAGTTGTATTAGCTTGTATAGACATTGTTCTAAATGCACTATTAGTAACTAAACTATTAACAGCATTTGTTTGTACACTACTAACCCCATTTGAACTGGTCACAACTTGTGACGAGTGTGAACGATTCACATCACCCCATAAAAGATATTTCAGATCTAAAATAGCATTAGTACCAGGAGTTCCAGTCTTAAAGAAAGTTTTTGGCACAGTAATATTCTTCCAGTTAGCTGCAGTGATGGCTCCCCAAGATGCATTTACAGAGCTATTAAACTCAAACTCAGCTCTTAAAGAATAATCAACATTCTGATTGTTAACATTACGTATAGAAGATACATATAAAGACGTACCATCTTTTGCTTTAACAAGTGTAGAAGGTACAGTGTATTGGGCCCAAGTTCCATCTTGAGAAACATATTCAATAGGTCCTGTATAGATATCAAAAAGCTGTACACTTTTAATAGTATTAGGTGCTACACCACTAGCAAACTCTCTCATATCAATACGAAGAGTACTAGAAGATGTGCCTGGAGTAACATAAGCCCATTCAACTTGGCCAGCAAGTGTAGTTGCATCAGAAGCATTCCATGTAGGAAGAGACATATAACCTCCAGTTCCTGCTGTATAACCACTAGGGAGCATAAACAATGTATCTATACCTGCCACTTGTGCAAGCAATTGGGGAAGATCTCCACCATCTATCGTTTTATTACGATTAATGTCTGCGGCATATAATGACTGTCCAGTTTTGATACTTTGGCCATTAGATCCGTCCAGTCCCATTGAAGTAAATTCACCCTGAGCTGTAGTAAAATCAGATATAGTGATTGCATTACCATATATAGTATACAACTTATCCATATCGTGCATTACAGTAACCTCATACACTTTATTATCTGCTAAAGAAGCTTGATTAATATCAACCTCTCCTGTAGAAGTAATGGGAAATAATACCCCTGTATTAGTAAGAGTATCTCTAAAAGAAACTCTTAAGTTAGATAGATTAAATAAATTAGAGTTTAGATCAACCTTAGCAGATACATACTTTCCAAAGTTTTGGTTCATAGTAACTGCAGTGGATAAAGGAGCTTCCATTATAGTAGCATCCCAGCTGCCATCAGCTTTCCATCCTGCTACAAAGTTTAACTTAATAGGACTAAATGTATATGCTGTTGAAGCAGCCTTAAGTCTAAACTTAATCTTAATAAAATCACTATACCCATTATAAGGCATAGCTGAATTAGTAGCCCATGAAAGAGTAGTTCTTAAAATAGCGTTAAGCCCACCTGCACCATTAAAAGTGTAGTTAGCATATTGATAGTTAGTAGTACCGTTTGCAGTGTTATTAGCAGCAGAACCAGATGTTACCGAGTTCCAAGTGTAATTAGGATAGTTATTATGTGATAACTGAATAGTAGATCCCTGTGGAAGAATACCACCGTTGCCTCCAGTACCAGTGTGAGCTACAGATACAAGCTCAAAATTTACATGATCATACATAATATCAAACAACAACTGACGTGTTGTATTGTTATTCATACCATTACCATAAATGATATAGTCAAAAGTCTCTCCTCTATTAAGAGATGTTCCTCCTATAGATGTACCAGCTTTAAACTTTTGTTGACTAAACGAAAGTGTTGTAATAAACAGTAGTATTACTGTAATAAATTTTCTCATTATAATAGTTTATTTACCAATGAAACAGAAGCTTTCTTTAGAGCTGAACTTAAATTTTGTTGGTTAAACTTACCACCTTCGTCTACTAGTAAAGCAGACATGCTAACCTCATCAGCAGATTCCTCAACAGTTATTTTTTTCTCAAGTTTACCATCTTTATATAGGTATCCTCTAAGTCTAATAACAACTGATTCTTTATTATTATGTAATACTGAAAAACTAGATTGTGTTTTTAATACGTCTAGATATATTATCTCTGCTGTAATTTTAAGACTAGCAGCTGTATCTAGTTCATAATCTTTTTCTTGAACTACTTCTTCTAAAATATTCTTTAAACCAAACTCTAAATTTCTATTACCAGCTAAAGATCCTACAACCACTTTATTACTTACTGAAGATATAGTTATCTTCTTAGGTTCTTCATACCAGATATTTTCTGGATTATTTTTAAAGGTGCCATCTATCCTCCACTCAATCCAGTTAATAACATTTCTCTGTAATTCTGTTTTACCAGAAAATTCAAGATAAACAAAGAATAATTGAAACATGAGTGCAAAAATCACCCATATAAAAGCTAAACTGAATAATATTATTACAATTATCTCATATAACTTTTGGCCATAATTAATTACAAGTGCTCTCATATATTTATATATTAAAGAGAGCTAAGTAAGTATTACCTTCCTTGCCCCCTATATTTACTAACTTTTTTAGCTTTAGGACCACTACTTTTACGTAAACGTCCTGTTTTTCTTTTTCCAAAAGTGACTTTTTTTGAGTCACCTGCTTTAACTTTAGCCATTGCTTAGTTTTTATGTAAATGAAGTTGATAAAGCTGTTGCTACTAATGTTGGACTAGCTGTTTTAGCAGTATTAGATCCTGGGTAAAACGAAAGGTATTGGTATAATAAAATAGTTGTTGCTACACCATATACAGCTTTACCTGTTGTAACTCCTGAAGCATTGATATTAAATAAACAATTACCAACAGTAGCTATAGATCCTGAAACATTTAATGCAATACCATGTCCATTAACTTTAGTATTACTAATAATAGATCTTGTAACAATAATAGTTCCTCCATACACTTCAATTGCTGCATCTCCAGTAGCATCTATTTCAGAGCTATCTAGAGTTACAACAGCTGTTGCCCCCACTCTAACAACTTGTACGTTAGACCCACTAGTTTCAATATCTGTCATGTAACATCCACCAGTTCTAGCATCTACACAATATACATCTCCTGTACCACTATGAGTTAAGTGAGCATCGTTTAAGTGTAATGTGCTTCCTGATCCTGAGTTGTCTATATAAATACCAGAACCTGTAGTTCCAGATGCATCTACCCAAATGTCTTTTAAGAATACTTTCTGAGGATTAGTTCCTGTAGAATAGATACCCTTACCATTAGATGGTGCAATGATTCTTACATTAGCCATCATAAAATGGTTTTCAAATGTAGAACTAGCACTACCATTAAATGTAATAGTACCAGTAATATTATAAGAACCATGTGTTCCTGATCCAATACTAGTTAACCAAATACCACCTTGTGTAAAAGTTACATTTTCAGTAATGTTACTTAACAATACTATAAATGCAGGATTGCTATCATTATAACCTGAAGCTACTGCTGCATTATATGCATCTGTTATAGTATTAAAAGGAGTTAAAATATTACCTGTTCGGTTATATCCTTCACTTGTTCTTGTACCATCAACATATATAGTTGATTTTGTACTCTTATTTAAATCAACATTACCATCTATAATGGTATTTACTGAAAGTCTAAACTCTGTTGAATTAAAAAGTTTTTTTACGGGTTGTCCTACATACTGTATTAAATTTTTCATATTTGCTTTTAAGTTATTAATTCATAGAATTCCTTAAAATGCTTAATACGATCTGGTAATCCAATAGTACCGCCATTAACACGTTTAGTAATTTTAGTTACTACTTCTGCACTAGATCCTGTATCAGCAATTAAATTTAAACCGTTCTTTTTCCAGAACCAAGCAGCAGAAGATAATGCATGCTTAGAAGAAACTAAGTCTGGATTAGCAAGAATATCATCTTCTACAGCTAGATCAAATGCTGTATAATTTTGTTTACCAGTTAACTGAATGTAACCTCTTCCACGGAATTTAAATCCTTCACCTGAAGCTTCTAAACCGTTACCCATACGACCACCGTATACTTTATTAGCAATCTTTTGTGGTTGACGAGCATAAGCATCAGCTAATGCTTGTGTAGGAAAGTATTTCTTGAATGTACCCATAAGACCCTTAGCTGAATAGTTAAGATTCTCTTGAGTTAATCTAAATCCACCTGATTCATGACCACATTGAGCTAAGAAATGAGCCAATCTTAATGGTGTATTAACACCAAAATTTTCCATTACACCAGGGATCTGTGCAATAACAGTATCCGGGATGTGTCCTTTTAGTTTTTCTAAGTTCATATATAGTTTGTGTTTATTACTTCTTCTTACTAGCAGTACCAGACTTAATCTTTACTGATGTTTTTTTAAATTCTTTAGCAACTTGAGTAGCAGCTACTGCTTTTTCAATCTTGCTACCAAATAAAAACTTCTTAATCAATGCAATAATCTTTTTCATATTATTTATTTTTTTTACCGATCTTCCAGTAAGTCTGGAAGCCATAAGATATGTTACCATTTATATCAGATCCGGCTTTTAGTCCGTATATTTTATCTGATTTAGTTTTCAGAATGACACCTGCTTCTGCAGCTTGTAATCCTAATGTTTGTGTAGTACTTACACCACCTCCAACATACAATTGTGTTTTAGCTGGAGCTTGATTAGTAATTGTTACCGTCTTGGTAACAAAAGGTATTTTATAATTGTATTTCCAGGATCTTCCTTTGATACCGTTTTCTTGAATTGTATCTGTCACTGTAACATAGCCTAGTGTATCTAGCTTTACGCTATCTGCATAAATAGCTAATGCTGTATATTTTCTAACAAGATCATCAAACTGTACTTTTAGTGCAGCGTAGTTAGTATCTGCTAGATATTCTGTTTTACCCTCAATGAATAAACTATCATGAATAATCTTAGCCGGCTTAGGTTTAGAAAAAATCAAACTATCTCTAACTGACCAAGTAGTATCATGTACTACAAGAGTATCAGATCCAGATTGAACACCTCCACCTACACAACCTTTATTCTGTAAAAGAACAAAGACTACTAGCACACCTATAATGAAAAAATATATCTTATTCATCTGACTTCTTTTTAAATGAGAACTTATCACCTGTATCACCAATTAATGCTGCTATACAGATATACATTACAGCGTCAACTAAAGCATCTGAAGGTTTAATATCACCATGAGAAAAGCTATTAGCTGTTAGTGTTACACATAGAAACAATGCACACATAAAACCCACTACTGGTTTAATAGAAGTGGAACCACGTTCATCTTTAAAAAGATCTAGAGCCCATTGTTTAAAAGTCATACTTTATTGTTTTATATTTGTTATCCGGCAGAATAGCTACAATTGATTGATAATCATTAAGATGCTTAATAGGAGTTGCCGGAAAACCAGCTGATTTAAACATCTGACGTTCTAAGTTATCTATCCTGGTTTTGTCTATATTAGACTGGGCCATTAGTAACTTAACATCAGACTTAATCTCGTTTACATCATTCCAGATAAGCAAACTAATAAGAGATACAAGGGTTGGGAATATCCACACCTTGAATGCTGCTATAGATGGGTTCTCTTTGATCATTTAGGTTTCTATTTTAAAAGTTTGAACTCATAAACAGAACCTGCTGGTTTCTTTAGACTGATAGTCAACGTGTTAGGTATAATTTCACCTTTAGAATCTCTACGTACAAAGTAACGTAGTCCTGAAGGTTGATTAACAACTACCTGTGCTCCAGCTGCTGTAACATCTTGAGCAGGGATACTAATAGTATCTGCAGGAATGTTACGTGGACTTTCAACAGACATCATTGTACCTGGAATAGGGAAACCTAGATAGTCTTTTTGGGCATAAAATTTTTTAGCCATGGTATGTATAATTTATATATAAACGTATAAAGTGTAAGATTTCTATAAACCCTACACTTTAATATACGAAATATTCAGGAAATAATCTACATTTGTTAATAAACGTTAGAAATTTATGGAAACCAAGATTTATGCTAGACAGCTTGAAAAAAAGCTAATTGATGACTTTAAAGCCCAGTTCTTTAAAAAGATGGGCTACTATCCATTAGTAGTTACAAAAATAAATACAGATAATGATGAGTATCTACCCATCATCAGCCTTCAAAATTTAGAAGAGATATTCTATCCTTTTCTACCAGTAAAACTTAACAGCAAAGTGCCACTTTCATCTAATCGTAGATACCGTGAAGTAGTTGAACTAAGAAATATCTTCTGTGCTATAGCAAGAATGATGAAATACACAACTACGTATATAGGTGAATATCTTGGACATAGAGATCACACTACTGTTTTACACAATACCAACACTTTTAATGACCTTATTGAAACGTGTAGCCAGTTTAGAGAAAAATACCTACAAATAGTTAAACTTATAAAACTAAAATACAATGACACATCAATTATGGATGACCTTGATCAAGAACAATTTAAGTCCGAATCAAGTATATTTTTTGGACTGCTGCCGGCAAAAGATTAAGCCTTCAGCTATTATAAATGTAGAGGCTGAATCTCTTATATGTCAAAGCAGGGGATTAATTGATGCAGAAGGTAAACTAAGCCACACTGCACAAAACATCCTTAATGAGTTTGAAACCTATCTAGTAAAGACTAAAAAGAAAGTAGCTACGTCAGTGCTAGGTGAAAACTTCTTAGATAAGATCAAGGAGTACAGGGAGTTATTCCCGGCTATGAAACTACCATCAGGTGAGTTAGCTAGACAGTCAGTACAAGAGCTTAAAGATAAGTTTATATGGTTTTTTAAAACCTACCCTGAGTATGATTGGGATCTAGTATTAGATGCCACAGACTTTTATGTCTTTAATAAGCATAAAGAAAACTATTCATTTATGGTTACAAGCAGTTACTTTATACAAAAGACTGATATGAAGACCAAACTAAGTAGATCTATATTAGCTGACTATTGTCAGATGATTATAGACAATCCAGAAATATTAAAAAACATCTAGAAATATGGGAAAATATGAAAAAGCTATAAACAAAACTATGATAGCTATATTATTCAGTATTTTAAACTGGTTAATAATTGACAGATTTATTATAGAGATACCGTTTTATAAGTATTTTATTATAGAAATACTTTTGATTGTTACAATGAAATTATGTATATTTACAACCCAAAAACTCAAACTACAATGACAAAAGAACAAGAAGAAAAACTAGAAGAAGTCTATAATTCACTACCAGATGCCCCTGGTGCTATACAGCCTACGTTTAAATGTATAAACAAAGAAGTTTTATTTTCTATTGTTGGACATATGGTAGCTACCATGCTTTATGAAGCTAAGTTAGAATCTTTAAATGAGTTCAAAACTATTGTACACGAAACATTTAATTAATTCTACTTATGGATAAGCCAAAAAAGAAGTATGGGCGTAAAAGCTACGTTAACGTACTAGAAAAAGGTCTCAAGTATATAAATAAAAGAAGAAACGGTGAGATAAAGTCCTTGCTAACACCATGGCCAAGCTTAAATGAAGCTGGTGTTAATGGTTTAGAATGGGGATCTATGCTCACTATTGGTGCTAGACCTGGTGCTGGTAAAACTATGATCGTTTCTCAAATGCTTAGAGAAGCTAGGAGGCTTAATCCTGATCAAAAATTTAACATTTTAGAGTTTCAGTTCGAAATGGGTGATGAGCAGTATGCTGCAAGACAGTTTGCTGGTGAAATGGCCCAAGATTATGGAGTGATACTAAGTACCAAAAGACAACTTGATACCTTCACACTAGATAATATTAATAAGTATGTAGAACACTGTAAAGAAATGGAGTCTTACGGTTTGATAAGAGAAGTGATATCAGAATCACTAACTCATACAGACATGGAAGAAGCCATACAAGAAGCATATTTAGAAGGTGGTAGTAAACCTATGATTGTAACTATAGATCACAGTTGGTTGATTAAGAAGCGTTTAGATGAGAGAGAGAAAATAGCAACGCTGTATAACACTACAGAAATGCTTATGAAACTCAAGAATAAAATTCCTGTCATTGTTATCATGATAACTCAGCTTAACAGATCTATAGATGAAGCTACTAGAAAAACACCCGGCACTGTTGGAAACTATCCTACATCCGGTGATATCTTTGGCGGTGATGCTCTTATGCAAGGATCAGACTTGGTTATTGCACTAAGTAGACCTTCTAAAGCAGACATCAAAGTGTACGGGCCCTATGCTTATCAAGTGGAAGATGAGGATGTATTTATGCACTTACTAAAAATTAGAAACGGTGATGACAATAAAAACCTTATATTCTTAAAGATGGATGGTCAACGTCAACAGATGGTGGAAGCACCAGAGTTTAAAGCTTTAAGACCTGAAGGATCTGCCTCAGCATACCAAAGATATAGTGAAAGAAGTGGTGGTGGAGGTAGAAGAAATGTAACAGCAGAAGTTGGACAAGAACTTTAATATTTTACAAAACACAAAAAAATGCAAAATGACACAAGAAGAAATCAAAGAGCTTAAAAAGGTTAAGCTTGAAAACATCAGAGATTATCATCAAAAACTTATAGATAATCTAGAGATTCCTAGATCAGATTTCAATATGAAAATGGCTTTTTATGATAAACAAGGCCGTAACGTAGTTGGAATCTTTGCTTCAGAATTCAAGAAAGAGAAAGGTTTTTACTTTGAATTAATTACTAGAGACTTAGAACCTTTAGACGCAGAGCGTACAGTTTATAAAATCCCATCTAATTCAGCTTTTGAAGAAGAGTTTGAATTAAATGAAAAAGGTTCATATCTTGTACCCCTGGAAGAGCTAAGAATAGTTAATACTACTTCAGTAGCAATTAGCGGTGCTTCAGCTATATCAGATAAACCCTCATTTAAACCCCCAATAGCAGCTTATAAAGCTCCTGGTGCAATGGAAGATGCTCCTTATACAGAAATGACTATAAGAGACTATTACGCCATTCAAACAGGTAAGCCTGTAAGTTCTAAGACGTGGTTAAATGATTTGATAAAGAGTAACAAATAACAAAAAGCATATGGCACAAGGAATCCTTATTATTGCAGAGAGTGGCTCAGGTAAATCTACAGCTATAGAACAGCTTGACCCAAAAGAAACGTTTATTATTAACGTTGCAAACAAACCGCTACCTTTTAAAGGGTGGAAAGGTAAATACATAACTTGGAGTAAAGACAACCCTACAGGTAATCTTTATGCCGGTTCAGCTCCAACTCAGATTGAAGCATGCTTAAAATACATCAGTGAGAAACGTCCAGAAATCAAAACTATTGTGGTGGATGACTTTCAGTATATGAGCAGCTTTGAGTTCTTTGATAGGAGTGATGAGAAAGGTTATGAAAAATTCACTCAGATTGGTGCAAACTTAGCTCGTATAGCAAGAATGCCTAAAGACTTGAGAGAAGATTTAACTATCTTCATTATGACTCACGCTGAAGAATCTACAGATCTAGAAGGCAAACGTAAGTTTAAGGCAAAGACCATTGGTAAAATGGTTGATGAAAAGCTTAGCTTAGAAGGCTTATTTAGCATTGTACTCTTTGGTAAAGTAAAGAAAGATAAAGACGGGAATATCCGTTATGTGTTTGAAACACAAAACAATGGTGAGAATACATGTAAAAGCCCTAGAGGTATGTTTCCTACCGTTGAAATAGCTAATGATCTAGACTTTGTAAAGAAGTCTATAACAGAATACGAAAATTAATTTCTCAATTTTAACAATTAAACTCAAACAGCATGTTTAGTACAACAGGACAAGAAGTAAAACAAGGTGGCGGTACTTTAAAGTCATTACAGCCAGGAGTTGCTTATGCACACATCCACAGTTCACAAGTTAGAACATCTAACAAAGGAGACAAAAAGGTTTTAGAATTAACATTAGTAGGTGAAGCAGCAGACGGCTTTGAAGGCTGGGCTATTGACAAAGACAATCCAGAAGGTGCAAAGTATGAAGGACCATCTTCACGTGTATCAGCTACTATTTGGACAGACCAATTTAACTCTGATGATATCAATAAGAATGACATCCTAAACAAGATTGTTGTTATAGCAACTGAACTAGGTGTTAGAACTGAGATTGATGCCATCTCTGCTAAATCAAGTGTTACATCTATTGAGCAGTGGGTAGCAGAAGCTACAAACGTATTAAAAGGACACAATATTTATTGGTTCTTAAAAGGTACAGAAGAAGAATACAATGGTAAGACTATTACAAAATTGTCTTTACCTAAGTATAAGTTCGTATCTAAAGAAGAATCTAAATTGGATAAGTTTGATAAGAACAATCAGTATCACTTCAAAGGTTTAGTTAACAAACCAGTTAACAGCTTTGAACCAACTACTGATGATTTTCAGATGTAGTAAATAATAACGAGGGAGGTTTCTACCTCCCTCTATTTTTTCTTAACTACATTAATAAATCACATGTTCAAGACTAAAAATTTAGTACATGATATCAAGGATGTCCCTGTACCCTGGATTTTTGAACACTTTTGCAAACTAAAAGAAAAGCTAAGTGGCCAAGACATAAAGATCAAAAGTATATTTAATGATAAAGAACGTACACCTAGTATGTGTATTTATCTAGATAATAAACAAGTATACAAGTTTAAAGATTTCTCAACAGGTAAAGGCGGATCTGCTATAGATCTAGTAAAAGAAATAACATCTCTTTCTTACCATAAAGTGTGTCAACTTATTGTAGAAAACTACAATGATTTTGTACTACATAATAACGGTGGTTATGATCTAAAAGAATTTAAACAGTCTTCTAGATATAAAGTGTCTAAATATATCTTTAGATCATGGTCAACACAAGATCAGTATTTCTGGACCCAGTTTAACATAGGAACCAAGCTACTCACCGAGCATAACGTAAGACCATTAGATTCTTATTGTATGATTAAGGATGATAAAGAACTATGCATTAGAGGTAACTATCTCTACGGCTACTTCAAAGCTGACGGTACGCTATATAAAATCTACCAACCTAAAACTTTAGATAAAAAGTTTATAAAAGTGGGAGACTATGTTCAGGGATCAGAACAACTCAAGAACAATAAATACT